GGCGATGCACTATCACATAGCAGAGATGGATGGAGCCTTCATGGAGCACAATCGGTCAAAGAGCAAAGGCAAGTAGATGGCTACTCTTCTCCAGTTTTCGAGAAACATTCGTAAGCGCGGAAGCAAGATCGAGAACAATTCTCTTGAACTTGTGAAGCGAATTGGCAAGCGCTCTCTAAGATCGCTGGTCGAGGGGACACCTGTTGACGAAGGCGTTGCTCGCTCCAACTGGAGAGTTTCTATCTACAATCCAACTCGTAAAGTGATTCCTGCATATGCTCCTGGTAAGAGACTTGGTCGTGGAGAACGTGCAAACGCGAAGGCTGCGATTTCCGCTGGTATTGCACAAATCAACCGGTTGAGAGTCGGCGCTGCTTTCGGCACTGGACAAGCTGGTCGGGCACTCTTCATAACGAACGCTATTCCATATCTTGGAAGACTGCGGACTGGATCTTCTTCTCAACAACCGAACGATTGGGTTTCTATTGCTTTGATTGAAGCAAGATCAGAGATCGGTTCTGTTCGCCTCTTGGAGCGGTAAGGGTGACAACTGAAATCATCAATATCGTAATTCGTTCTGTAGGTTCTCGCGTCGTCAGGAGGCAACTGGAAGATATTGGTGGGAGTGCCACCGGGGCCGCAAGAGGAGTGACGGGACTTCAGACTGCGATCGTTTCCGTCGGTGTTGCTGCTGTTATCGCAGCCACTGGTCTTGTTCGTATGCTGGACACGCTTACAGGTTTTGAGAACAGGCTTCGTCTTGTGACTTCGACCAATCGTGAATTCAACGATGTCCAGGCCGAGTTGTTTGCTATCTCTGCAAGAACCAGAAGTGACTTCGAAACTACAGCGCAAATCTACACACGAACTGCTTTGTCGGTTCGTGAACTTGGAATCAGTCAACAACAGACTTTGGCGTTTACAGAATCTCTGAACCAAGCCGTTATTCTCTCTGGTGCAAATGCCAGAGAAGCAAACGCTGCTTTGATTCAGCTTTCTCAAGGTCTCGCCTCCGATCGTCTCAGTGGAGACGAACTTCGTTCTGTTTTAGAACAGCTTCCATTTGTTGCAGACATCATTGCGGATTCACTCGGTGTAACTCGTGGTGAACTTAGAAAACTTGGCACAGAAGGAAAGCTCACTGGTCAAATCATTCTTGAGGCTTTCAGGACCGCTCGCAGAGAAATAAACGATAAATTCCTTGAGACCGTTCCTACGATCTCTCAAGCGTTTAACGTTCTTCGGACGAACCTCCTGGAAGTTCTGGATGCTCTCGACGACACGACTGATGGCAGTGCCGCTGTCGCTTACGCGATTATTGGAATAGCGAATTCTTTGGAGATCGCTCTTCCTGTTCTCGCAGCGTTTGGTATAAGTCTCGCTGCCCGTTTTGCATCGAGGTATATTGCCGGGATAACTGCTGCGATTGCCTCCGAAATTCGTTTCCAGATGGCTGTTCAGTCTGGTAGCGTGGTTCTTTTGAATAGTGCAAGAGCAGAACAACTGAGATCGACTGCTTTGCTGGCTTCTGCTACTGCTCAGAATACTCTGTCAGCTGCAAAAGTTCGTGCTCTCCAAATTGATATTGCTAATTTCTCACAGAACATTGCTTTGATTCGTCAAGAACAATCAATGACCATTATTGACACTCAACGTGGCTTGGCAAGATCAGCTTTGACAGGCCATTTCGTTTCATACTCGGCAGCGGTAGAGAAGGCTGCAATAGCCACTAGACTGTTAACAGTGAATGAATCTCTTTTGGCCACGGCAACTGTCAACTTGACTGCGGCTCAAACTGCGCTCACAGGGAGCACGACTGCTCTGGCTGCTGCCCAAGCGAGAGCGGCGGCTTCTGCGGCGGCGGCTGCGACTTTCGGTGCAACTCTTATCCGATTGATCCCAGGCCTCGGTCTGGTGGTGGCTGCTTTCACTGGTCTCATCACTCTCTTGGGCGGTCCACTCAGTGCAGCTTTCATCGCAATCTTTATCTTAATGTCCACTTACAAAAGTCGGGCACAGCAGATTGAGGAATCTAACCGTGCCATTGAGGCCACTGTTTACGCGATCAAGGATGCCTACGATTCTGTTGGAGAGTCTATTGCAGATGTAACTGCTGAACTGGCTGGTCTCACAGAGATTGAAGTGTTGCGTCAAATGGAAGATGCCACAGATTTGCTGACTAGTTCTTATCGTAATCTTAGCTTTCAGCTTCTTGCTGTTTCAACAAAGTTCGTTGCTATTGGCGATGAAGGAAGGATCGTTCTTCAGTTCTTGCAGGGTTATCGTCAGCAAGTAAATGATGGGACTATTGACACTGCAGAGTTCCGTCGTGTGCTAGACACGCTGGCCCAAGGAAGTGGAGGAATCTTCCAAGACGAATTAATTGAACTTATTGAGTTGTCTCGCGGTCTTGACGATGCTCGTGAAGGCACTGATCGTCTTGATGCTGTCCTCGCAGTTCTGGCCGGAACTGCGACTGCCGCTCAACGTTCTCTCCTTGGGCTTGGGAATAGTGCAGATACAGCGGCTGGACAAGTTCGCAATCTTGGAAATGCGGCTTTTGGGACAATCAATGCTCTGCGAACTCTGCAAGGGTTTATTCCTGAGTTGGCGAGAGCAAACCAAATCCAGGAAAATCTTACCAAAGCCCAGAACGTCTATCGTATTGGCGTTGGTGTTCTTAACGAAAGAATGGCTGCTGGTGTTGGTTCCGTGGATCAATATGCTGAGAGTCTGGTAACTCTCGAGGAAACCTACAATCGCGCAGTCACAGAAATCAATGGGACTGCTGCTGCCCAAAGAGACGCAAACGCTGCCTTCGAAAAGTATAATTCTGAAAGCGCACTCCTCAGAATGAACGATCGTGCTCGTGCTATTGAAACTGAAACTCGTCGTTACAACGAATTGGTCGCAACTTTGCAAACCGGTGAAGATGCAACTTCCAAAATTGCAGATGTCACTGCTCAGTTTCAGCAAAGACTTGCTATGGTCAATGCAGAATTCGATGCTCTCGCTGAAGGTGGTGCCTCTGGTGGTGCTGCAAAGACCGTTGAAGAAATCTCCGATGCTATAGAAAGAAAATTGGAGATCGTAGATTCTCTTCTGGAGCCGCTGAGAACTTATTCCATGGAAATGGAAATTCTCAATCAACTGCTGCAAGAAGGAACTCTAAATCAAGATCAATTCTCTCAATCCGTTCTTACTGCTCGCATTCGGTTCCTTGAAAGCCAGACTACGATGCAGGCTGGTTTTGAGAGAGGGTTCCTCAAAATCATTGAGCAGACGGCTGATGCAGCCTCAGCAATGGAGAATATTGTCACGACTGCCTTCGATGGTATGTCGTCTGCGATCGCTGATCTTGTCGTCGATGGAACAGCAGATTTCGGCTCTTTGATCCGCAACATCAACAAGATGATAATTCAGCTTGTCGTCTCTCAAGCCTTCCAACAGTTGTTTGGTGGCAAAACCGGACTCGGTGGTGATAGTGGTGGCACTAGTAAAGGTCTCTTTGGAGCCTTCTCTGGTTTCCTTGGAGGAATTGTTGACAGCGTATTCGGGATCGGAGCGGCGGCTATTCCAGGAGCGGCGGCTGGTGGTAGTTTCCAAGTAGGACCGAGTTCAGGCTTTGGTGGGCTGACAGGTCATGACAATCGTCTTGTCCCACTTCGTTTGCAAGATGGTGAGCATGTTGAAATTACTCCTCGCGGTCAAGAGCCCGGTGGTGGTCGTGATAATGCAGGAACGACTGTGATCTTCAACGTGACTACTCCCGATGCACAATCGTTCCAAGCGAGTCAAAGTCAGCTTGCCTCTCGTGCCGCTCGTATGATCAGTTCTGGTAGAAGGAATATGTGATGGCTTTTCACGAAGTTCTTTTTCCAAGTGACATCAGTCGCGGCTCAAGCGGTGGTCCTCGTCGTCTCACAGACGTAGTGATCCTTCGTTCGGGATTTGAGTTCCGAAACTCCCTTTGGGCTAATTCTCGCCGTTCATACAATGCTGGACTCGGCCTTCGCCATATGACGCATCTCTACCAAGCCATTGAATTCTTTGAAGCCCGTCGTGGCCGACTCCACGGATTTCGTTGGAAAGATTGGTCAGACTACAAATCTGGATCGCCTACATCTACTATCACCAATGCTGATCAACAGATTGGAACTGGTAATGGTGTGACAACGGTCTTTCAGTTGACGAAACTGTATTCCTCATCTTCAAGCCCTTATACCAGAGAAATAAAGAAACCAGTCGCTGGAAGTTTGACAGTTGCGATCAATGGATCTGCTCAAACGATAACGACAGACTTCACTGTCAATACGACAACAGGGTTGGTGACATTCGCCGTTGCTCCTGGAAACGCTTTGCCGGTGACTGCCGGTTTCGAATTCGATGTGCCGGTTCGTTTCGATCAAGATGAAATTCTCGTCAACGTAGAACTGTTCGACTCTGGACAGGTCCCTGACTTGAGTATCATGGAGATTCGCATATGAGCAAGCTAGTCCCCTCTGCTCTACAGACTCATCTCAACACACGTGAAGTAACGATGGCCCACTGTTGGAAAGTCACCC